TTTACAGAAAATGAGATATTTCAAATAGGACTGGGCATAAAGGTGGAAAACGTTACGATACGTAAGAAAAATATAGAATTGGATAGAAAGTATGATTATAATTTTGGAGATTATATCATTACCTTCTCTGCTTCTACGACTTGTTTTCGTATAAACGTGTATCAAGAAGTTGAAATCATAGATGGCAGCATTGGATATGTTAAAGCTTTGCATCCACATATTAATTTTGGTTCAATATGTTGGGGTGATATGCGAATTAATGTTTATGAGCCATTATATGCAGGAAACTTTTTAACAGCATTCAAAGCAATGATTACTTTCTTAAATAATTATAATGAAGGAAGTCCATTTGATACTATTGCGGAATACTCAAAGCGAATATTTATGTTAAGCGCAGACCATGGTACCATATCACATGTTAATAGCAGTTTAGGATATAGTGGCTATTATCTGATAGATAACGTAATGTCACCAATGTGGACAGATGTTAGACTAAATTTCTGTCCTGAAGGTCTGCAGAAAGATTCAGAAGAGGGTCAGCTACATTTGAAAATGCGAAATATTAACCTTGAAGACCGAATAAAGGGTTTAAAACCAAGTAAATCAATGAAATTTCACGAATATAAACGCTATAAGCAAAATAGTATATATTCTGCATTCATGCCATTTGTTATGCGCCTTGTAGATGAATATAATATATCTTTTATGAGAGCTATATACATTAGCATTAAATTAATTGAAAAGCTCAATTTCATTAATCAAATGACTTTTGCAAAAAGATGGCCTGGGAGTGTAATGAAAAAGAGTGATTTTAATACTTTGCGCTATTGGAATCGTAATCTCTTTCGTAATGAGGTCTATAGATTAGGCCAAGGGACACTATTTAGATATATTTACAAAGAAACAATATCTAAGATAGAATTTTATTCAAAGTTAATATCGAAAGATATTGATCGGATTAATGCTTTAAGGGTTATTGATGGACATGGGTTAATATTGAATAATCTGAATCTTCCAAAGCATACAGATATCTTTAGAGCATTAAATAATTTAGAATGCTTAGATAGCTATTTGCAAGGAGAAATATCTTGTCCGCCAGAAGAACTTAAAAAGCTTAAAAAGCAAAATTGTAAAAAGCTTCGAGACACTATAAAAATCGTCAATATGAATTACGAAAATGCTAAATATATTGAAGGTAAAATGAAAATAGAAATTCTTAACAACGAAAAGGAGCAAATAAAACATGAAGTTAGTAGTTATAGACCAAGTGCAACAAAAGATAAATTACCTTTTGAATCGCTTTAGTATCGAATGGAGTGGACCAGCATGGTTCTCTGTAAAATCAGATAAAAATGGATTTCCTAAGACATGGAAATTAGAGCATTTCCTTCCACTTAACTTAGGTTCGCATTCATCAACAGAATGGGAAGGGAAGCAATTTTTAAAGAAATCTAAAAAGCTATATAAAAGGCATCCAGAGTTAAAAGAGATGTATATGGGAAATATCCATTCGCATCATACAATGGGAGCATTCTTTAGTGCTACAGATAAAGAGCATTTACAAGAATCTGCTAATCTTGTAGGATATCCATCGCTTGTAGTGGCTTCTGATAAGGATTCTCACGCATTTGCAATATCATATCTAGATAGTTGGAAAGTAAAGCATATAATTGACTGTCAAAATATAGAAGTCGAAACCAACACGGTTCCTGATAATGCATGGATTACTGAAGCTGATAGCATTGAAAAGCAAAGTAACAAGCACAAAGGTATAAATGCTGCTAATCAAGTCACAATATGGGGACCAAACAATCATGATCAGCGAGATAATTATTATCGTAGAGAATATGGATTGTCGCATGAGGATTGTTATCCTCTATCATGGGAAGAAAAAAATGTGGCACGTCGTATAGTAGAATCAGGTAATATTCCGATTGTTAAAGATAATAAAGTATATCTTCAGCCTGCAGAAGAAAAGATTATGAGTGGTCTTGTTGATGTTGAAACTGAAAAGCAGCTTAAGGATGCAAAATCACCTAAAGAACGATATGAGATTGCTCTTGAAGCTTTTGAAAATGGGTTTATGGATGATAGTGCTTTCCAAAAAGAAATAGAATTACTTTATAGTAAAATGTCAAAAGACAGTGCAGAAAAAGTCATTGGGGAAGTTGATTCTATAGATTATGGAGACAACCTTGGCTACTACTAGATTCATGCGCAATAAGAAGCTCATCAAGCAATCTTTACTCGATGAAGTAACTATTATTGGAGCTGGTGGCGTTGGTAGTTCATTAATGATAAATTGTGCTATCATGGGATTCTCTCATATACATATATGGGATTTTGATATCCTCGAAGAGCATAATTTAAGTACCACAATGTATCCAGAGGAATATTTAGGACTCCTTAAGGTTGATGCTGCTGAAAAACAAGCGTTATTTTATAATAAAAACGTAAAAATACATAAGCATGCAGAACCTTGGGAATCGGGTAAATATTTATCTCCACTTACACTGATGGCACCAGATAACATGGAAGTTAGAATGAGCGTTTATACTGATTGGTATTTGAATAAATGTAAATTCTTAATTGATATGCGCATGGGAGCACTAACTATGGAGATTATCACCGTTTCGCAAAAACATGACAATTTCCGTAGCACATGGAAACCGTCTATAGAAATAGAAGACGAAGAATGTACTGCTAAGCATACTATATTTACAGCTGCTGTGATTTCAGGCTTTGGCTTAAATCAAGCATTTAATTGTTTGCATGGTATGCAATATTACCAGTATATTTGGGGGTCGTTATCGCCTCTTTCTTTTAGAAAAGAGGGCTTAATACTAAATCAAAAAGGAGCAACTGATGATAGAAGTCAGCAAAGTGGCCGTCAAGTGGTCGCAAGGACTTCCCAGCGGGCTAACATGGTACTTCATAGGCCAACCGAAAACAGGGAAGACGACAGCATCGGCAACTTGGAGTACGAAAGGCTCTAAGGGCGTATTAATACTTGATACAGATCAGGGGACTGATTTTGTTAACGGTGCAAATCGTGTCATTATAACATGCCTTAATCCTCCAGTTAGAGAAATAAAGGATAAAGATGGCAAAATCGTAACAAAAGATGGGACACCCCAGGTAGAGGTAGTTCCTCCATTAGAGCGCGGATACAAACAGCGAAGCGGAAAAGTTAGAGGCGAACCAATGCCTGTATATTCCTTTGCTGAAGTATTAACGTGGCTTACCAATGATTGGGAAATTCTTCCTTATGATACAGTAGTGATTGATACTATTGACTCTCTTAATGGTTGGATTGAAAATCTTGTTTGCCAAGAGCTTAATACACAAGCAATGGGAGATGCAGAATGGGGAGCAGATTGGGGGCGTGCTAAAAAACGCCTAGTAGGAATAGTAGATAAATTGCAAATCCTCGTTAAGAAACATAATGGATCGTTGATACTTATTAGCCATAGCAAGCAAACGCAAGTTGTGGATAAAAAGACTCAATTATCTCCCGAACTTCCGAGAGGCTTAGCATCTGCAATATTAGCTCGGGCTGATGTTATTGGTTATACAACTGCTTCTAAAAGCGATGGGAATTATTACATTAATTTCCGTTCTTATGAAGAAAGGACTATTGGTAGCAGATTGAAACCACTATCTCAGCAGGAACTATTATTTGACTTTAAAACCATACAAGAAACAGTGAAAAAATATAAGGAGAAAGACAATGTCAATATTCAGACCGCAGTCAACACAGAGTAGTGGTGGCTCTAAATTCTTAGGAGTACAGCCAGTCGGTATAATTGGATTTGAAGATGAATCTGACAAATGGGATTGGGCTGATATATATTTAACCCTGACACTCAAAATAGAAGGGAGCGAATACGAAAGAGCTCTTAAAATAGCAGGCTCACTTGAACATGACAATGATGGTAATGTTACAGGAGGTAGCGTCTTAAATAGACTCTATAAGCTCTTTGATGTTATCGACTGTCATGCGGGAATAAATCTTAAGGGTGAATGGGAACATGCTGATGATGGACCCATTGACATTGTAGATCATTTGAATGAAAATTTTGCCAATACGGATAATTTTCCTGATGACGAACCAAAATATGACTATTTAGCATATCTCTATAAAAAACAGCCTAAAAGAACTGGTAGCAAAGCTTATACTGAGGTATGGCCTAAACTTGCTCTCAATACATCTGCAGGCCGACAAAGCTTAACGAGTGATATGAATTTTCTTAAAAGGAAAGGATATTTAAAGGAAGCTACTGAAGATGATGTATCTTCTAATGGAACTGTAGAAAGAACTACAGAAGTTTCTGAAGCTGCTGGCATTGAAGCCCTTTAATGAATCGCTTTGTTGAAATAGCACTAGATAGCCCTCGTAATAGAGGGCGTCTGGTGCATAAGGAAAAATTAGCCGAATTTATTACAGATGATAAGCAATTGTTCCGTTCTATGTATTTATATGGAACTGATGCAGTTGATTACATATCAAAAACAGGGACTATTAAAGGCTTCCTTGGAAATAGAGATATTGATAATATCATCCTTGATATTGACAAAGCAGAAAACTCAGATGAGCTCACACTTGAAAGAGCGCAAGAAATTGTGTTGAAATTGCATAATAATGGCTTAAATAAGGATGAATCAGTTATTCCTTTCTTCTCTGGTACTGGTTATCATATATTGATACCCAATAAAGCCTTTGGTTTTAAGCCAGGTAATGAATTGCATATGCTAGTTAAAGAATCAATTAAAAAGATGTTTCCATCTCATAAAATTGATACTTCAGTATTTATGCGTAGTGGAATATATCGCGTAGCTCATACAGTAAATAAAAAAAGTGGTTTATATAAAATACCATTGACGGTTGAAGAATTGTGGGGATTAGAACCAAGTGACATAAAAATGATAGCCAAAGAACAAAGACTTGATTTTGAGTATCGGTCTTTGAAGGGAAACGAAGAGTTAAAGCAGTATATATTAAAGTATTTGCCTAAAAGTGAGCTAATGGCAAGTGCCGCAAATCCACATCAAATTGTACCTTGTGTACAAGAAATGCTTTCAATGGGACCGATTGAAGGTGGCAGACACAAAACAGCAATGAGAATAATCTCACACTTCCGACGACATGGCATTCCAACACAATATGCGAGTCTTATGATGTCGCATTGGAATGCTAGTAGCTTGTCCGAAGACGAAATAATCAGGCTGGTAGATAATGTGTATAATAGTGGATATAAATACAGCTGTAAAGATGAAGTCATGAAAGATCATTGTAAGACGAATTGCATTTACTTCAAGCGCAAGGACTATCTAGTTGATGTAAAAGGAGTAGATGAATTGCAAAGTTCATTAAAAGCTCGTTTAACAACGGACTTTCGTGGTCGTACTATAAACCTTGCATACATGCTTGGTCTTAAAAACATGGATACTAAAATATATCCAGGCGAACTTGTCACTATATTCGGACCAACAGGAGCTTCTAAGACGGCATTAGCACAAAACATCGCACTAGGTGTTGATTTTGCTAATGATGGTATATTAAGCTCTTGTTGCGTCCCCACATTATATTTATCATTAGAGCTTGCTGACTGGGTTATGCATAGAAGGAATCTTCAAATTGTATCAGGGCTCAGCAAAGAAGAAGTAGAAGCTGACTATGATATTATTTTTAAAGAATATAGAGATTGCTTATCTCATATGGTAGTTCAGATGGTTCCGCCTACAATAGCACAGATACAAGAGAAGATACGTGAATTACAACCAGCAATGGTTATCGTAGATTATATTGATCTTGTTGAGACTCCTTCTCATGTTAGGGGAGAATACGAGCAGGTAAAATATATTTCTCATAGCTTATCAAGTATGGCTGTCAATAATGATGTAATAATCATTCAGGTATCACAGGTTAGTCGTGATTACAGTCGTAATGAAATACTTGATTTGTATGCAGGAAAAGGCTCTGGAGCAATAGAAAATGCTTCCAGAAAAGTTATAGGGCTTAATGGACAAGCAAATAGCAATGCTAAACATATGGAGCTCTATAAAAACACAGATGGAGAGCTATTTGAAGTTGATTTAGAATGGCGACCCAGCTTTAGACTGAGGAGAATATAATGAAGAAATACGCTATGACTATAGACGTTGAGGGAGGCAAAGTCTTCTTATTCTTAAGATATTTTAAACTCGGTAGAGTTCGCGAAGAAGTGCCAGAATATAGACGAACTGCTTATATGGCTGGCATTGGCAAATATGAATTTATATTCACATCACTAAGGAGAAATAATGAGCGAAAAACTGAATCAGACTATCAAAATAGAACGGCATCTGCGTAACGGTAATAGCATAACGCCAACTCAGGCGTTACAAACCTATGGATGCTTTCGACTCGGTGCAAGAATATTTGAGCTACGTAAAAAAGGTTTAAATATTGCAACAAGAATAATTGATAATGGGAGAGGTGCTAAATTTGCAGAATACTCCCTTGCTGATAGATAGATGAATAACAAGAGGAAAGCTACCTTACAGGCAAAGAAAAAGACTGCTTTAACAGAATGGGAGGAAAGGTTTACACCAATCCTAAAAAAGATACATGGTAATCATGCTAAGAAGATATTTCATCGACTTATGAAAAAATCATGTACACTTAAATCCTCCCTAAAACGTAGAAGCAAAGAGTATGAAGTGTTGTATAATATCGAATTAAAACAAATTCGCACAATGCTGTTAGATTGTTATGGCAATATATGTAAATATTGTACTAAAATGCTAACAGTAGCTAATATAGCCTGTGATCATATTACTCCTTTGTCTTTAGGTGGCGATTCCTCTGTTGATAACCTGCAATTCGTTTGCAATCGTTGTAATACTCGAAAAGGTCCTCTTACTGATGAGAATTATAGTAAATTATTAGAATTTCTTTCTGATAATGATGAAGATTTAAAGGCTTATGTTTTAAGAAAATTATCACAAAGTGATACGTTTACTTAAAAAAGAGGTTGACAAATGTTATAATCAACCTTATAGGGTTGACATTAACACGGTTAAATTGAAAGTGTACTTACAACTTAGCAAGGATTAATTCAAATGTCCACTGGTAGGGGTGTCCCCTTTCGGTGCTACAAGTACTACCTCGCTTATGATGGTCGGAAAGAATGAAAGAACCTCGTTACATAAACGGGAAATATGGGGGTGACAGACCATATCCTTGCTGTAATTCACTATAAATGATGAGTTATGGATACAA